GAGATTTAAGGATAAGCAATCAAAATTAAACCCTTGGGTTATGCCGCATAGTGCCATGATATCTTGGGTTTAATTACCTTGCCCATGAAATCAAATCACATTGCGCGAAATTATAACCGAAGCGCATTTTAGCCTTTATCAGGTTCGAGTTTGTCCGACAATCGAAACAGCTTGTAAGGTTGTTCAAATCGCTGGCCCTTTCTACACCGAAAATGTGGTTATCCTTCGCTGTATATACAATGAAGTGTCTCATCTCATCATAGAATGGATTCGTAGAATCATTCTGCAAGCTGTCGTCAGCAAACCAAAGAGGAAGGAGTTTTATACCTCTATAGAACAGTTCAGTGGATCCATCCTGAGAAAGTCTCCAACTTCCCTCAGTACAGCAGTTAGCTATAAGTGAGTCGTAGTAGTTTTCCCAAACTGACCCAGTAACCCAAAATACTTTCTGGGCCGTAGGAAGTTGTTTCAGTCTCACATTTGACTGACCCCACAATGCGCGAAGTTGATCTCGTGCTTGATCTGCAGTTAACAGGGTAAGGTGATTATTACCAAAGCCTGGCCCTACAGGCTGCACACAATAGGCAGCTTCAGAATCAAGGAAGTGAGTGAACACCCCGTCAATAACTGAGTAAATTGTCGTATTCCCTGCTCCGAGTGAATTATCCCCAAAAAACAAAGCCTTCATGACGTCTAACTGCATGGTAGCAGTAACACGTTTGAAGATCAAATTCATTAGTTTATTAGTAAGCTCGTATCCATCAACGCCTGGAGCGATAAGATCAGAGTCACTTAACGCGGTACAAACTGCTGAAAACTCTTCCTCGCACCATTCCAGGTTAACATAAAATTTACCTGTAGTAAGTACGCGGTCTGTGATAGACCCAGCCTGTGTGTAGGTAGGGTTACAATCCCCAGTTCCTTTAGATAGTACGGAAGTTAGTGCCGCGATATAGTGTAGGTACTCCCCGCAACGGATACCCTGAACAACCCGCATAAGATCGGATATCGCAGGAACACCGATTTCAATGGGTTCAATTAAATCCAGGTTTAATTTGCCTGGGTATGTATACGTAATGTTTGGCGTATACATTGAATTTACAATTTGATTCTCTTTCATATTAATCGGTGTTTCTGACGTCTCTTACTCTGTTTTTGAAAAATTCTGCTAAAGGATCTTTGCCTGTTGGCTGACCTTCGAAAGGAAGTTTAGTAGCTTTCGCCGGTGGGGTTGTGTCGCCTACAGTGGTATTTTTGAGTTTGTCAATCTCTGCTTTGAGAGTTGGTAGCTCGATGTTCAATTTGTTTTCGAATGACTTTGCCTTAGCTTCTGCTTTGGCTGCGGTATTTGATTGAGCCTCTAAAGCGGATTCTAGTTCTTTAATCCTTGCTTCTGCGGCTGTTAATTTTTCTTGTAATTTCATGTCTTCCGTGTTTTCGGGTTCTTCTTCCTTTTTAGCTTCCGGTTCTTTTACTGACGCAATAGTTCCGGATTCATCGACTGTGATTACTCGCCCGCTTGCTAGGGTATGTTCCCCCGCAGGCAAAGCTGATCCATCTTCAAATGTGACTTTCTTTCCAGTCCAGTCGCCGTCTTCTGACTGTACAGTTATTACCTTACCATCAGCAAGGGTATCGGTCATGTTTTTGGGTTCCTCATCGAAAAGCTGATTGAACAGTTTCCGAATACTTGTGAGGATAGTTTTTTTATCTTCCATGTGTTTATAGTATTTAAAATCTGCTGAAGCGACAGCCTTTAGAACTTCCTGAACCTCGTCAACGAATCCCAGATCTTTGGCCTGTTCAGGCGTTAGCCAGGTTTCGTTATCATACATCTGTGATAGTTGCTCTACTGAAAGTGAAGTCCTTCCTAGCCATGATTCGATTAATTGCGTCTTGATTCTCTCAAGCTGGGCGGCAACGTTGCGTAAGTCTTTGTGGTCTCCGGAGACCGAAGTAATTTTAGGGTTGTGTACCATGAACTGACTTTTGCTGTTCATGATAATTTTTGAACCCGCTGCAGCTATTAGGGTAGCTATCGAAGCGCAAACACCTTCTATCTGTACTGTAATGTTTTTACCTGTATTCTTGATAGCATTATAGATTGCGTATCCTTCGAATACATCCCCGCCGGGGGAGTGGATGTGGACAATATAGCTATCGTTTTTTGGGGAAATTTCCTTTAGAACCGTGTCCAAAGTAACCTGTTTTCCCACTTCGCCATAAACATAGATATGCCCTATCATCGCCGTGAATTTGGCGAGAATTAGTACACAACGTGTGCACCCGCGATTGCGTTATTCGAACTTGTGGATTATGTAATAGACTTGACGCTCTTGAAGTCGTCCGTATTCTGCCGCTTCCGTTAGGGCTTGTTTTCTAGGCTTACCGTTCTTTAAAGCTTCCTGATAGACGTATACTATTTGCTCATCACGAGTAAGGTTGCAATTTATCCATCCGTCCTTTACTAGGGCTTGAATTTTCTCTTTTGGGATTCCATATTTATCGGCTAGGCTCATCTTTTAGAAGCTTGTTCTTTTACCCTTACCCTATTCTGCATCTTAGTTACTTCCTTAACCCCGACAACGGGTGCCGGCATATTCTTAACAATGTTTGCTATCTCTAATTGTTGATTTATTGGCGTTGAAATGGAATTAGTCACTAGCCCGCCATCGAAGTTATATCCATTAACTCCCTGCCTTAATCCATAAGTTGGACGCATCGCATTTGCTGCCATTGGACCGCCAACTTTAGCGACATCTTCCTGATTCCAAACAACTTCACCCTTGTGAACTCTTCCCGCGTATTCGTACTTCCCTCCCGCCCCGGTGTAGCCACCTTCCGCGAACTCTACGCCATTGATAGCAGCAACACGCTGTAATCCCTGCGCAACTGCTAAAGCTGCCGCAACACCACCTAAAGCAGGACCTATAATTGGAATACCTGCCATAGAGTCGAACGCCTTTTGAGCCGAACTATATGTAGCAATTAATGTTTGGGCTGTCGCTAAAACCTTATAAGCAGCCGACTCCCTTCCAAATACCTCGGCAGCCGCAGCCGTTGAATTGTGTAAAGTTTCTAACCTTGCCTGAGCTTCTTGCTCTTTTATCTGAGTAAGTAAAATTTCATTTTTTTCCTGTTGGTCTTTTGTTTCTTCATCCCTTTTAAGGGTATCATCCTGCATCCGCTTATTGATGTCACCAATGACTTTAGCCCTTGTTTCAAATGCCCCTATTAAAGGATCTTCAACTGATGTATCACTGACATTTTGTGCGCGGCGTGTGGCGCGTTCTAACCTTGCTTGTTCCTCTAATGCCTCGTTTTGTTTCTTCAGCGCATCCTTGCCTGATCTAATTTTATAACCGCGTCCGCTAGCTTGTCTTTCTCTTCCTTGCGTAGTTTTTCACTATCTAAAAGGCGATTAATATACTGTTCAAAATTCTCATTTGATTGTTGTTGAAATTCCTTATCTGCCCTTAATTGGCCTGCGGTTATAACTAATGCCCGTCTGGCTAAATCCTCGCGGACTCTTTGTAAATCAGATTCCTTTTTTGCCGCCTCCTCTAATTTTTCAGACGCCTGATCTAATGTTAAGTTTCTGTTTTTTGATTCTTTTATCAGTTTGGCTATTTGAAGACCTTGCTTTTCTGTTTCAATACTTAGGCGTCTTTCAGCATCTTCTAAATCCCGTGAAGCATCTAAAAATATTTGTTGTTGTTTTACCGCGTTAGCTATCTCATCTCCTAATCCTGAAAAAGCCTCAGATAGGCTATCCACTGCCCCAGACACATCGAATGTAGCTAGTTTTATTAAAGCTTCACCTAACTTCCCAACTCGTGAAACCAGAACTTCAACCACCACACCCACCGCGTTAGTTACGTTCTCAAACTTATCCATTAAGGCGTCATTCTGAGATAGGGCAGTTTTAAGAAGACCAAACACAACAACAATCGCAGCAAGTGCCGCCCCTAAAGGTGTAGCCAAGAAAGCCAGCGCCTGCATAGTCATCGCCTTCAATCCTTTCACCCCTGATTCCAATCCTGTAGCTACCTTTCCTAAAGCAGGATGAACGCCGTCTAGGGCTGACTTATAATTACCTACGTTTATTCTTTGTTTCTCTAAGGCTGAAACATTCTCTTTTATCTTAGAATTGTTAGAATCTAAAGCGGCATTTATTTCCTTGACACGCTTCTGGCCCTCAACTGACTGTAAATTCAGTTTAGAGCGCTCTTCCCTTAGCTCTTTGCTAGCTTTGGTAATTGACTGAATTGATTCTACGGAATCGCTTTCGTCAATTTCGAAATCTAAAATCACTGTTTCGGTCCTGTCAGCCATTATTCACATGCAAGTTCAAAAGGTAATTCATACGGCAATCCACATAATCCAGGTTCTACAGGAGGTTCTCCACCACCGCCGCCAGGAGATGGCGCGGCCGTACCAGGTACGAAATCAAACTCACCCGCAGGTAGTTTAATAAGCTGCCATTCGGAGTCCATATAACTCTCTTTGTACCCTGAAATCCGGTTCAAGTAATACTCATTCTGCGTTTCTTCAATCCGAATTTTAATAGGACTTAGAAAGTCTATTCTGTTGTAAACATCAAAAGGAACTACACAAGTGCTAATAAGTTTCACTGGGTCATTCAACACACTTGAGAACAATCTGAAGTAACTATGAATCATT